CTTATATTCAAACAAACATGGATTTTGTGGTGTGTATAGAACTAGAGGTGTTAAAGATACCTATGTTTGTAACAAGTGGCGACAAAGACATTTTAAAAGATAATGGAATTAATAATCTTAGATGATGGTGTATTTACATTAGTCAAAGTTACAAAGAATATGCTTAATCATCTTAAAATTGTTGCAGATGTAGATTGTTTTAGTCTTTGTGATATTGTTCGACTAGAACTAACAAAGTATTTAGATGTAAATAATCAACATTATATGAAAGATGGAAGTGGCTATTTTTATGGGTGTATTTGTAGATAATATATGGTATTTAATTTAGCATGGCTAAATACAGAGGCAGAACAGTTAGACTTAACAAAATAATGCGAGGCGATGTTAAGAAGTTTAAGGTATTTGTAAGGAATAAACGAACAGGCAAAATTAAAAAGGTTAACTTTGGTAGCAAGACAATGTCTATTAAAAAACATATACCAGCTAGAAAGAAATCTTTTATGGCTCGTATGGGTGGAGTGCTTAAAAAAGTTCGTGGTCAGAAATCTTTGAGTCCTGCATATTGGTCGTTAAGGAGTTGGCGATGAAAATAAGTGAGAACACATCAGTATCAATGCCAATAAGAAATATGTTAGCAATAGTATCAGCAGTTGCTATCGGTGTATGGGCATACTTTGGTGTTATTGAAAGACTTAATAAATTAGAAACTGCAGATATTCTTTTTGCCGAAGATCTCTTAAAAAAAGCCGAACAAGAACCAAAGAACTTAGAAATGTTTATGTTAATAGAACATTTAGCATCACAAATAGAATCCATAGAAAAAGAAATAGAAGCTAGTAGATATAATAAAGTCAATATAGATCATTTAAAAGAACAAGTAGATGGTATAAACAAACAAATAGAAAAATTAAGAAATGGTACACACTAATGATAGAAACAGTATTTGCATTATTAATGATTATAGACCATGAAATAAAGGAACACAGAATACAAAATAGTTTAAGTGAATGCCTCAAGGGTAAGAGGGTTGCAGAAAGACAATTAAAAAAAGATACAAAAGTATCCTACAAATGTATTAAATCAGAAGCAGAAGTCGAAATATACATGGGTGAAAAGTCAATTAAAAAACTAATATTAAAATGAATAAAGTAGATGTTATAAAAAAACTTGCAGAAGATAAAACATTTGAGAACGAAACAAGTCAAAAAGGTGAAAACGATTTAGAAGTTAAAATAAAAATATTAAATAAAGAAATAGATACACTTAAAGCAATTATAAATTTAAAAGAAATTGAGTTAACTTCAAAAGATGATATTATTAAAAAATTAAAAAAGGAAGCAGAGGATATGCTGTTATATCCGTAATTATGAGTATTAAAAATGTTATATTGGATAGTAGAAAAGATAGGCAAATTTGCGAGATCAATTTTTCATTGGTCTTGGAGAGTCCAAATGCATCGAAAAATAAAAAGGAAGAAATAGATGAAATGGATTTTACTATACCAAGTATGCTCAATAGTTAATAATTTTTGTTATCCACCATTAACAGATAGAGAACTTGTCAGCTATTCACAATGTGTAAGTAAAGGTGCAGAAAAGACAATAGAACTTGTAGCAAAAGCACCTAAAGAATTTGACGAACAGAAATATATAGTTAAATATTGGTGTCTAAGTGAAAATAGTATTAACAAAACCCCAACATAAAGTTTCATCAAGTAATAAAAGGTTTAGAGTATTAGTATCAGGTCGTAGATTTGGTAAAACCTATTTGTGTATTACAGAAATGATGAAGTTTGCTACACAAGTAGGTAAAACAATATGGTATGTAGCACCTACATTTAAAATGGCTAGGGAAATTGTATGGCTAAAGCTAAAACAAATGTTATCTGATTTTAATTGGATTGAGTCTATAAACGAAACAAATTTATCTATAAGGATAAAAAAAACAGGGAGTATTATATCATTAAAAGGTTGTGAGAACTACGATTCATTGCGTGGTGTAGGATTAGATTTTTTAATACTTGATGAATTTGCAGACATTGATGAGAAAGCATGGACAGAGGTTTTAAGGGCATCTGTTTCAGATACACAAGGCGATGTTTTAATGTGTGGGTCGCCTAAAGGCTTTGGTAATTGGTCTTACAGAATGTATGAAAAAGGCAAAAGAGATAAGGAGTGGGATAGTTTTCAATTTACTACTTTAGAGGGTGGTATGGTACCTAAAGAAGAAATAGAACAAGCAAAACAAGATATTGACATTAGAACATTTAGACAAGAGTTTGAGGGTACATTTGAGAATTATGCTGGTGCTGTCTATTACAATTTTCATGCTGTTGACAATGTTCAAGAAAAAAAGATTGACTGGCAAAAACCATTACACATAGGATTAGACTTTAACGTAGATCCGATGAGTGCCTGTGTTGCACAAATTGATAGAGATAAAATACATTTTGTAGATGAGATAGTAATTTATTCAAGTAATACAGATGAAATGGTACAAGAGATTAGAGATAGATATGGAACAAAAACTAGAATTTTTGTTTATCCAGATCCAGCCTGTCGTCAAAGAAAAACATCAGCAGGTGGTAGAACAGATTTGACAATTTTACAGAATGCTGGGTTTAGTGTTAAATGTAAATTAAAACATAGTCCAATCCGAGATAGGGTTAATGCAGTTAATTCAAGACTAAAGTCTGCAGATGGTAAGAGGTACATTTTTATATCGCCATCTTGCAAAATTATGATAAAAGGTTTACAAAGACAAATATACAAAGAAAATACAAATATTCCTGATAAGGAAGAAGGCTATGATCACATGAATGACGCAATTGGATATTTAACAGAAATTGTAAAACCTTTAGTATCAACACCTCGTGATTTTAGACCTCAAAGATGGAACATAAAGCAGAGATAGTATGGCATACTCTAGAGATGAAGCATTAGAATTACACAAAGATTATCAAGAAACAGTTAACAATTGGCAATACTATGTGCGTAGTTACAACGGAGGATATGATTACACACTTGGTCAATATCTCAACAGATATAATTTAGAACTTGATAACGAGTTTAATCAAAGACTAGCTAATACTCCTTGTGATAACCATTGTAAAAATATCATACAAATTTATTCATCTTTTTTATTTAGAGTAAAAGCAAGTAGAGACTTTGGTAATATGCAAGATGAGGCTAGTTTAGAATCATTCTTAAAAGATGCCGATCTTGAGGGTAATAGTTTTACAACAGTTATGAAACAAGCACAAAACTATGCATCAATTTATGGACATTGTTTTTTAATTTTAGATAAGCCACCAATACAAACAAATACAAAAGCAGAAGAACTTGAGCAAGATATAAGACCTTACGTATCAACGGTAACACCAGAAAATGTATTAGATTGGAATTTTGAAAGACAAATAAATGGAAAGTACGAACTAAACTACTTAAAAATAAGAGAAGAAGTAGATAAATCTGGTGGCTCATATATGAGATTATGGTTTCCTGATAGGGTAGATACTATTTATGTAGAGGACATAGGAACAGAGCCAACATTAATAGATACTGCCACTAATCAGATTGGCAAAATACCAGCAGTTATTTTATACAATGCAAAGTCACACAAACGAGGCATTGGTCAATCTGACCTAGTAGATATAGCAGATTTACAAAAAGCAATATACAACGAGTATTCAGAGATTGAACAATTAATAAGATTAACAAACCACCCATCATTAGTTAAAACAAATGGCGTCAATGCGAGTGCTGGTGCTGGAGCAGTTATTGAAATGCCAGACGAAATGGAGCCAAATTTAAAACCATATTTGTTGCAACCATCAGGACAAAATTTATCTGCAATAATGGACTCAATTACTAAAAAAGTAGAATCTATAAATAGAATTGCACACACAGGAGCAGTTAGAACAACGAGACAACAAGTGTCATCAGGTATTGCATTACAAACAGAATTTGAATTATTAAATGCTAGGCTTTCAGAAAAGGCAGATAATTTGCAATTAGCAGAAGAACAATTATTTAAACTTTATGCAGAGTTTCAAAATACAACATTTGATGGCGAAATAAATTACCCTGATTCATTTAACATTAGAGATTATGCAAGTGATTTAGTTTATTTTCAACAGGCAAAGTCTATGAATATTGGATCACCTACATTTTCTAAAGAAGTTGATAAAGAAATTGCTAGAGCAGTTGTTGATGACGATGAAAAACTATCACAAATTTTTGATGAAATAGATTCAAAAGCAGAAACAGGACAATTTACACAAGACGAGCCTACACAAGAAGATGAAGAAGTTGAAGAAGAAGAAGTTTAATGAATGGCAGACAAAGTACAAGATTTTGCAGAGTATAGAATACGGCAAATAGAAATTGCTGAGGCAAAATATTACGAATCTCTAATAACAACACTTGATAAAATAGAAAAAGAAGTTGTTAGCCTTGCTGGTAGAACTTTACCAACAGATGATTTAGAAAGATTATATGATCTTAAAATTGCAGTATCTATGCAACCAAAGATTAGAGCAATACTTGAAAAGGAATATTTAGCTTGGTCAGATAGAGTTGTCAGAGAGGGTTTTACAAAACAAGCAAAAAGAATCGAGAGAGCATTTAAAGGTATTGGCAATATACCTAGAGAGTTTCAGCAACTTACTAATGCAGATTTAACACTAATTACAAATTTAAAAAGGCAATCATTCACACAATTTAAAGATGTATCAAATACTTTTACAAGAAGATTAACTGAAAAAATATATCAATCTACTTTAACAAGTGTTGAATTTACAGAACTTGAAAAAGAACTAAGACAAACTATCAATGGTATATATGCTAGTGCAGATGATAAAGAAGTAAATAAATTAGTTAAAAAAATTAAAAAAGATGAAGTTAGAGTTCGTAGACTAGACAAAAGAACTGCAAAAGGTAAAATTGTAAGAGCAAGACTAGATAAAAACATTCAGACTTTACAATCAAAATTTGCCAGAGATAGGGCTGGAGAGAATATGAAAAGATATGCTGGTCAAATACTAAATGATTCATTAAGAGAGTTTGATGCACAACTTAACCTTGCAAAGTCTAAAGATGCAGGTCTTACTTTTGTTAAATATCAAGGCTCAAATATACCTACAACTAGAGAGTTTTGTAGGCTTGTCAGAACAGGAAAACTTGATATAAGAAGAAATGGACTTTTCACAATTGATGAAGTCAAAAAACTA